GTAGTTATACGTAACTGGCATTACGAGTTTGTTCGTCAAAGAATATGCTGAGAATTTCGGCGTTAGTGGTGTTGATAACCGTGATCTGAAGTTGTATCAATATGCCATTTTCCTGGGGAAACATCTGTATGTCATTGATTGTGAATCTAGGATCGCCACCGGCCACACGTTGTACTTCAGCACGTAGTTGCTGTGACAATTGTTCAACTTGATTCTCAAACACAAAATCCCACAATGCGGTGCCATACCCTGGACGTCCAGGCAGTTCACCTTGACGAATACTAAAAGCATTCAACAGGTCTCGCTGAATTAGATCAAAGTCAGTGAGCGTGAACTTTTTGAATTGATTGATGGTGTTGAAGCCGATAAATGTGGTCATGACAATATTTATTGATTATCTGGCCCCGGCTCTGCGCAGATTAGGCATGTACTCTAGTCTTATAATATCATACAAAGCCAATACCACCGCTAATCCAGCATCCACTTCGGCAATAAACTCAGTATATGGTTTGCCTGCTACCTCTTTTTGTAATGATACATAATCTGTGGCCACATTGAAGAGATATTTCAACATGGCGTCATATTGCGCAAGTAAAGCATTGGATGTTCTAGCAGTAACTTTTTGTAACTTCTCGTCTAGGTCGGACAATTTGCTTTGTTGGGCTGAAGTTAATGCTTTTAATCGTTTATTTTCAGCAACCAATGGTGCTGGAGGTGGAACAGGGCCGCCATAATCTAGGCTAGGTATTTTGTCATTACCAAATATTCTTGTGACAGCAGCATCAAGTGTGGCACGATCCACTGTGTCTTCGGCTTCTCCTGGCGGTGCCAGTTGTGCTATGGCATCATTGATTTTTTGTTCAGCAAAATCCACAGCAAACGATGCGTCTTTGGCCACAGTATCAAATTGAGATTTGAGATCAACCGACAACTTTCCTTTGGCCCAGGCCAAAGTGTCTGTTGCGCTTTTAGCGGCATTTAATGCCACTCCTGCTAATGCTTTGGGATCCAGTTTATCAATTGGAATACCCAGTTGTTTGACTGCATTAAGCCCCGAACTCATTAGATTTTGTTGTGTTAAATTTTGTGCCGCAGGATTGCCTAACAAACTGTCAAGATTGTTGATACCATCTTTGCCAGTCCATACTGCTGGACTTTTTAACACACTGGTCAATGAGTTGAATCCTTGTTTGAGATATGATGATACTGTGCCAGTTTTTAAGAGTCCTGCACTTTCTAACTGTGTGGCGTCAAACCCAAATTTTCCCACGCCCAATGCATTACTAAACTGAGTTGACGCTTGGCCAACCAAGGTCGATGCTTGACTCATGGCTGACCTTACATCTATGCCGCTGAGGCCGCTGATAGAAGTCAATGACGGAACTTGTTTAGAAAAATCAGCCAGGCTAATGCCGTTTGTAATTGGTGTTCCACTGATTGACTTGGTAATACCCGACAATGTTTGTTGAGCCACAGACGTTGCTGAACTAAGAGCAGAACTAAATTCTTTGCCTGCTGTGCTAAATGCAGTACCAAGTGATCCACCCGGAGCACCCGGAACGCCACTGAGTGCTTGAGAGATCTGGCCTGTTGCTGCGGCTAGCCCGCCTTCGGCCTGTTTGGCTGCGTTTAAAATGTCGCCTGAGTTGAGTCCAACCAACGCACCTGTTTTGGCCTGTTGATCAAATACAGCCCGTGCTTGTGCTTCTGTGGCGCCCGGAGGTCCTTGTATTTCAAACTTTTTACCGCCAAACTCAAAATTAAAAATGCTCATTTTGCTTTAAAACCCCATCCTGCAGGAACAGGCACAGCACCCGGCGGGGGTGTAGGTTGCCCTGGTTCCAGTTGTACTTTTACATCAACTCCTTTGTTGTGATAAGGATAAGGCTCGTGTGTGGGCGCTCTGGGCACAATAGTTTTCAACGCTTTTTCTTTTACTTGCCAACCTTTGCTGGTATTAAAAGCAGTGTCATCTAATTCAATAGTGGCAATGGGTTTGGGTGCTGTCACTGCGGGTGCTGTAGGACCGTTTAAATCAATACCACCTGCTGTGAACTTTAATGCACTGCCACCTGCCCAGGATCCGTCGGCACTTTGTAAGGCCATGGTGCCGTCGGCTTTGACTCCCAGTGTGGCCTTGCTGTAGATTTTAAAATCTTTTTGTGCAGTGATGTTGAAATCAGTGACTGCTTCCATAGTGGTACTTTTTTCACTTTTGACTTGTATGTTGCCACCGGCAAACATGTTGATATCTCTGTCAGCATGCATGTTGATATCACCATTGGTGCGGACGTTTACACTGTTGGTTGAGAACACATCCACTGTTCCTTCTTTGCCAAACTCCAACCATGTTTGGCCATTTGCATGTGTGATGTAAAAGAAGTCTCCTGAATCATTCATTGTGATCTGATGACCTTTGGGTGTGCGCAATCTAAACAATGCATTGTTGCCGTCTAAATCTCCATCATCCATCACCAGTGTGTGGCCACCCATACGACCAATTACTTGTGCATCTTGTGGTTTTAGTTCATTGCGTTGAATCTTTTTTCTAATGTCATTGGGTTTCATGCCACCTTGATACACAGGTATACCCGGAGTACTAATGCCAAACACTGTACTGGGAGTTTCTCGTTGACTGCTGCTTCTTATGGGCCCACGTTCTATGTCGTTGTTGAGTCCTTGTTGAAACATAGCACCAGCCACTACTGCATGCACAGGTTTGTCGGTGTCAAAGAATCTGCCAGAGTTGGTCAACGAATAATTGTTGGTGTTGAGTTCTGTTACTGGTAGCAGTTTGTCATCAGCAAAATATGCTTCTTGATTTTTGTTGGCAATCACTTTGTTTGTACTACCGCCAATGGCAGGCACCATTTGTCCCAATCCATCACTAGGGACCACACCAATGTAATATCCCAACTGTCGATCTCCGTTGGCAAACACGCACAACACTTGAATACCAATATCTGGTGGTGTAAACCACATTCCATATGCATTTTGATTGCCAGGATATGTGCCTGTTCCAGTGTTGGGTGTTGTGTCTGGGGGTGTGTATCCATAAAACCCAGGCAAGTACCGCACAGTGGTCCACTTAGTTGAGTTCTCAGAATCACCACTGGCAAATGTTTCAATGTAAACTTGCAATCGTCCACTGCGAGTTGGATCCACATTGTTTTTGACTGTGCCCACAAACGGTCCGAATTCCGCAGGTACACCGCCACGATCTAATTTGTAATTGGTTGGCCTACCTGTGCTGCGTTGTATATCTTCTGACAAAATTGCTCCTTATGCTTCTTTAACTATGGTTTGTGTACGCCCTGTGCTGGTATTTAATGGCACTGGAGAATTGGCTCTAAATGCAATGGATTCAACTCCAGAGCCCGTGGGTGCCTGTGGGTATGCTGATGGACCAACTGTATTATTGCTATTCACAGCCGCTGGTGGTGATACTGAACTACCGATACTGGCCAATTGTGTCGGAGCCGCTGGGATTGTGCCAGTGTTTGTAAATGCTGCCGAAGTTCTTATGTTGTTTAAATTATTATTGAAATTTGTTGCTGCTGTGGTCTCTCCAGTGTTCAAAGCTGCTGTTGGTGATTGTGCATTGGGTCTCGTGCCCAGTGTGTTTTGATTGAATGCTATACCAGCTTCCACAGTGCCTGGATTGGCTGCTGCGGATTTGCCCACAGTGTTTGTACCATCAGGTTTGGGGAACATATACAATGCTCCTTCAATGGTTTGTTCAAATTTTCCTTGGCGGAATTCGCTTGTGACTTTTTGTGCTGAGTACACTGTGCTTTGTATTGGCAGTCGATCTTTGTTGTTACCACCAGCATAAGGATCTGCTAGTCCAGTATTCAAATCATAATCGTTTGGACGTTGCCACGATATTTCAAACATCACCTGCTGTGCATCAAAGTTTATGCTACCGTCAGGTAAAAATGCCGAGTAACTGAATTCTTTAGTACTAACCCCGCCAGATAAACTGCCTTGCTGAATCCACGCTGGATCACCAACAATACGCAAACTACATGTGCCCATGTCACCGGGACTGTAAATGTATTCAGCAGCATTGGCCTGTGCTTCAAGTGCTCGACCTGCTTCTCCCTGACTATCTTGTGTGCTACTAGGAGCATGTGTGTAGAACGGAATTTCTCGCATGCTGGCTGTTGTGTCTGCCCTTAAGATGTCTGCTCCGTTGTCACCTTTTTTGGTGCCAGTCACAGTGATATTGTACAGACTGTTGAAACTGGCAGTGAAATCTATTACCGCAGTATTTTGTCCAGTAAACCAATAAGGATATGCTTTGTGTATGCCGCGAAAGTCAGTCAATGGAAAATATTTTGAATCAAAATTTTGCAAAGGATACGGTGTTACCAAAAAGAAAATATCATAGGCAAAGTCATTGCGTTTTCGATCATACTTGCCTTGATATGCTTCCATGGAAATTTCGTACCACATCATGATTTTTTTATCTGCTTTTGGATTGGGAATTTCTTTATTTGTTACAGCATCTATTGTTATCAACTGTTGATTGTAGATGTAACTGCTTTTTCTAACAGCCTGGTCAATAATTTGCACCAGTTGCGTACCAGAAGTAATTGACCATTTACGTGCAATGCTGTCCATGGCATTGGTGGCTGGATTCAATCCTTGGTTGGCATTTTTACTGGTTGCAACCCCCATAGGAGTGTTGCTTTGTGTTATTGCATTACCTGTTAATCTCAACAGCGATTCCCCAATATCATCATTGGGGTAATCTGGATGTTTTCCAAATTCAATAGAGTAAGTGTCGGCCACATTATATTCGCCGTCTTTGACCAATTGCTGTTGGTATGCATTCATGGCTCCCATGATACCTTGTTTGACAGTCAATGATGAAGTGGGTGCAGTTGACGCTTTGGGCGGAGCAGATGTGCCACCTTGTCCTCCTGTGGTTGTAGCAGCACCAGGGTTGGCAGCCGGAGCAGTGGCTGCCACATACTGCACATCATTGCCCAGCAATTCACTGACTGTTTTTGCGGAAAGTTCTGCATCAAAAGGT